CTGATGCGGCTACGAAGGGTTATGTAGATGCTTTAGCCCAAGGTATTGATGCTAAAGCCTCTGTGGTTGTAGCTACTACTGCAAATATCACATTGTCTGGTACACAAACAATCGATGGTGTGGCAGTTTCTGTTGGTGACCGAGTGTTGGTTAAAGATCAGTCTACTGCTTCACAGAATGGTATTTACTTGTGTGCATCTAGCACATGGACACGCACTACAGATGCTGACTCATGGACTGAGTTGGTTGCGGCTTTTACCTTTGTTGAGAAGGGTACAAGTAACTCTGATTCTGGTTGGATTTGTACAGTAGATGCAGGTGGGACATTGGGAAGCACATCTGTTACCTTTGCCCAGTTCTCTGGTGCAGGTCAGATTACAGCAGGCGATGGTCTTACTAAGTCTGGTAACACTCTTAATGTAGGCACAGCATCGTCTGGTCGTATTGTTGTCAATGCTGACAATATTGACTTGGCTACTTCTGGTATTAGCGCAGGTACTTACCAGTCTGTTACTTTTGATGCTTATGGTCGTGCTACTGCGGGTACTAATCCGACAACGATTGCAGGCTATAACATCTCTAATGCTTATACAAAGACTGAAATTGACTCAATCTTTGGTTCGACTACTGCTGCGGCTACTTCTGCTTCCAATGCCGCCACAAGTGCTTCCAATGCGGCAACAAGTGCATCTAATGCTTCAACAAGCGAAACAAATGCGGCTTCTAGTGCAACAGCGGCAGCGGCTAGTTACGACTCTTTTGATGACAGATACTTAGGTTCTAAAGCCTCTGCCCCTAGTGTTGATAACGATGGCAATGCACTCCTTACAGGTGCTTTGTACTGGAATTCAACAGTATCTACACTTTATGTGTGGACTGGATCGGCTTGGACTCAGGCGGCATTTACTGCCTCTGGCTTTGCTACTTTGACAGGCGTTGAAACTTTGACAAACAAAACCCTGACAAGCCCTGTACTAACTACTCCTCAATTGGGAACACCTGCTAGTGGTGTTTTAACAAACGCTACAGGTCTTCCTTTATCCACAGGTGTAACAGGTACTTTACCCATAGCTAATGGCGGCACAGGTGCATCTACACTAGCAGGGGCTAATATTCCTGTTGTCAATGTCGCCAACACCTTTACTGGCACACAGACATTCTCAGGCACATCATCTGCTCAAGCCATTGTTCTAACCGATGCAGCCGAGGTAGCTACAGTATCTGCAACAGCCGCTACAGGCACGATTAACTACGACATTACAACTCAGTCTGTTCTGTATTACACAAGTAACGCAAGTGCTAACTGGACAGTTAACTTCAGAGGCTCTAGCGGTACGTCACTAAACACTCTGATGAGTACAGGTCAATCAATGACTGTGGCTTTCTTGGTTACTCAAGGCTCTACTGCTTATTACAACTCTGCGGTTCAAGTTGATGGCACTACATCAGGTGTTACGACACGTTGGCTTGGTGGTGCGCCTACTGCGGGGAACGCTAGTGGCATTGATTCCATGAGATACCTCATCATAAAAACTGCAAATGCAACATTTACAATTCTTGCGTCTGTCACACAGTTCAAAGCCTAATCATGTGTATCTGCAAAAAATGTAATGTTGACAAACCTTTGGATGAATTCCAAATGGACAAGCGTAGGAATAAACACTACGGCACTTGTCGGGTTTGTCGTGTCAAAGCGCAGAATGACAGAAGGCTTGCAAATATTGAGGAAAGCAGAAAGAAAACTCGTGAGTATTTGCGTGAGTGGAGGGCTAAGAATCCTGAGAAACAAGCCGCCATTAACAAGAAATATGACGAGAAAAACAGAGATAAGCGTAGTGCTTATGCTAAACAATATCGCAAAGACAATCCTGAAAAAGTTAAAGAACAGGTAAAAGCATGGGTTAAAGCCAATCCTGAGAAAATAAAAGGCTATATGAAGAAAGCATCAAAGGCTTGGCACGAGCGTAATCCTGATTATCAAAGCAACTTCTATAAAGCCCACAAAGAGCGTTATGTTGCGGCCAGAGCAAGGCGTAGAGCGGCTCAGGACTCAGCTACACCAACTTGGTTAACAGCCATTGATAAAGCCATGATTCAAGAGATGTACGATGTTTCTGAAGCAAGGTATATCCAAACTGGTATAAAACACCATGTTGACCATATCGTTCCAATTAACGGAAAAGGCGTAGCGGGTATGCACGTTCCTTGGAATTTACAAGTTATAACTGCTCATGAAAATCTGAGCAAAGGTTGGAGGTTTTAATGCCATTACAAGCAACTAGCGGTGCAGCTTCTTATGATGGGTTTGGTGGTGGTGCGGCCGCTGTTCCTAAATATATAGAGGAATATTTTTCTACGTTTTTGTATAAGGGAACAGACGCAACACAAACCATTACCAATGGCATTGACTTGTCTACTAAGGGCGGTTTGGTTTGGATTAAAGACAGAACGTCTGCCGCAAATCATTATTTGTTTGACACAGAGCGTGGGGCAACAAGCCGTATTTTTTCAAATTTAACAAATGCAGCAAGTACAACCTCATCAACAAATTACTTCCAATCATTTAATAATAATGGTTTTACTGTTGGATATGCCAATTCAGATGCTGCAAGTAATTACGCCTCATGGTCTATAGCAAAAGCACCAAAGTTCTTTGATGTTGTGACTTGGACTGGTGATGGCACAAGTCCTAGGGCTATTTCTCATAACTTAGGGTCAGCACCTGGTTGCGTCATTGTCAAACAAACAAATGCTGTAAACGATTGGTGCGTTTGGCACACATCTACTGGAACAAATAAAAGTGCGGCATTAAATACAACTGCGGCATTTGGTACTTTTGCTGAACGAATTAAAAGCGTCACAAGTACGACATTTAGTGTTGGAAACTCCAGCACAGTTAATGACTCTGGTGCAACTTATGTAGCCTACCTATTCGCCCATGACGCAGGAGGCTTTGGCCTAACTGGTACAGACAATGTGATTTCGTGTGGGTCTTACACGGGTAATGGTTCTGCATCAGGCCCAACTGTGACGCTTGGGTACGAGCCTCAGTTTGTGATGATTAAAGCGGCTGTGGATGTTCGCACAAGCCCTACAGACTATAACAACTGGGCAATGGTTGATGTTATGAGGGGAATGCCAAGTCCAAGTACAGGTACAGGCTACGCATTAGGCGCAAATTTATCCACTGCTGAAAACGGAGGGTTTTTAGCCGCCAACAGTACCGTAGTTCCAACAGCCACAGGTTTTCAAATTGGTGCTAATGAAAGTATGTACAACTTCAATGGCGCTACCTACATCTACATAGCCATTCGCAGAGGCCCGATGAAAGTGCCTACGGATGCGACTAAGGTGTTTGCGCCTGTGACTACATTTAATGCTTCCGCACCTTATGTAACTACAGGATTTCCTGTTGATATGGCGATGCGGAAATGGAAAGCTGGAAGCGAGTCAACTCGAATTGTTGATAGGTTGCGTGGTACAACATCGACAACTGGAAATATTTTAGAAACAGCTTCTACAGCGGCAGAGGCGTCAAATTCGAGCAGTATTTGGGCGCTTGACTACAGTACTGGCATGGCAGCGGCAACAAGCACGAACACTGTTTATGAATGCTTCAAACGTGCCCCCAGCTTCTTTGATGAGGTTTGCTTTTCAGTACCAAATGCAGGAGATACTGTAGCCCACAATTTAGCATCCATACCTGAGTTAATGATTGTTAAAGATAGAAATGCTGGCAGTAGTTGGTATTTTTACCATAAAGATTTAGGTGCGACAAAATATTTAAAACTACAAACAACTGACAGCGAGTTTACAAATATTGGCGCATGGAATAATACCGCACCAACTAGCACAGTTTTTACAGTAGGTGGTTTCAATACATTTTTTAATTATGTTGCCTACCTATTTGCCACTTGTGCAGGTGTTTCCAAAGTAGGCTCATACACAGGCACGGCAACTACAAAGCAAATTGATTGTGGATTTACAGCAGGGGCTAGGTTTGTTCTTATCAAGCGTACTGACTCAACTGGTGATTGGTATGTATGGGATACGGCACGAGGCATTGTGTCAGGTAATGACAGCTATCTTTTGTTAAACAGCACAGCCGCTGAAGTAACATCTACAGACTATGTTGACACATACAGCGCAGGGTTTGAGATTAGTTCAACAGCGCCAGCAGCCATCAATGCAAGTGGTGGAACATTTATCTTTTTGGCCATTTCCTGATATGACAAAAGACATATTTCGTAAGCGTTATACGCAACACAAAAGCAATGCAAAGATGCGTGGTGTTGAATTTCTATTCACATTTGAGGAGTGGAAAGATTGGTGGATTGCAACAGGCAAATGGGAGCAACGTGGCAAACTGCGTGGACAATATGTAATGCGTAGACATGGCGATGTTGGCCCATATTCAATTGACAATGTTTTTTGTGGTGTTACAGAAGAAAATGTCAGAGATGGTAATTTGGGCAAAGAAATTACTATTGAAACAAGAAACAAAATATCTGCATCAAACAAAGGACAACCTCACCCGTGGGTTTTAGGTGATAAAAACCCAATGCACAGACCAGAAGTAAAAGCTAAATTAAGCAAATCAATCAGCGGTTCAAAACACTATTCTGCACGAATGGTTGGTACGCCTCATGGTATTTGGGGGTCTGCTGTTGAATGTGCCAAAGCATTGCGTATGCCAGAGCCGACAGTAAACTGGCGTTGTAGGAATCAGAAATTAGGCTTTGCCTACCTTACATAAGGAAAAATCATGCAAATACGAACACAAACAGGCGCAGTCATGTACGAAGCAGAATTTCGTGCATACACAAAAGCCAATGGTGGCCCATCATGGGAAACAACAACAACTGAAGTCTTGGAGGCTTTGGGTGCTGATGTAGTCTTTGAAGGCGCACAAGCATCAGGTGGTACTGTTTACCAATACTCTCAAGCCTCTGGTGTTGAGCAAGTAGATGGCAAGTGGTACACAAAGTACATCTTAGGCCCTGTCTTCATTGACCAAGTTGTAGATGGTGTAACTACTACTGCTGCTGAACAAGAAGCTACTTATAAGGCTCAGAAGGATGCTGAACAGGCTAAGAGTGTTCGTGCTACCAGAGACACTAAGTTGTCTGAGACTGATTGGAGATTTCGTAGCGATATGACTCCATCACAAGAGTGGAAAGATTACTGCCAAGCATTGAGAGATGTTCCTTTGCAGAGTGGTTTCCCTTGGACTATTACTTGGCCTGTTGAGCCACAATAAGGAGCAATCATGGCTGTAACTAGCGCACAAATTGTAGATTTTCTGCTTGCTAATCCAGGCATGAGTGACGATCAGATCGTCAAGGCTATGGAGGTTAATGGAGTTTCTCCTGCTCAAATGGCTCAAGCTGTTGGCTTGGATGAAGGTGCGGTTGCGGCTCGTGTTGCGGCTACTGTTCCTCAAGGACAAACTATTACCCTTGGAGATACCATTGTTCAGCCTGTATATCAAACTACTGGGTCTGGAATGGATCAGCAAGTTGGTGGTCTTGAGAACGTCATTACCTATAAAGCTACTGATAACAGGGCTGGTGGTGCATATACCCAATACACACCTACTGGTGAAGTAGAAAAAACTGGAACTCAACAAGAAGTTAAAAGCGGTCTTAAAGAGTTTGCACTTGGTTCTGCCCTATTATTTGGCGGACTAGGTGGTGGGTTTGAGAGACTATTTGGTGGCGGTACTGGCGCAGGATCGGCATTTGAAGCTGCTAATGCAGGTGCGGGCGCAGGTGCAGATTACCTTGGTGGCTCTTTAGCCAATGTTGGAACAGCAGGAACTATTGGCAACACAGGATTGACCTTATCTGAGTTAACTCAACTAGATTTGGCTCTTGGTGGTACAGGTGGTACTTTAGGTGGTTTGACACTTGCTGAATCACTTGGTGGTTTAGCGGCAGGAACTTTAACTGGTGGATTGATATCTGGTGCAGGAACTGGTGTTGCAACTGGAGCAGGAACTGGTGCAGGAACAGGCGCAGGAGTTGGTACGGGCGCAGGCACTGGTGTGGGTACGGGAGTTGGTACAGGAGTCGGCACAGGCGTAGGTACGGGAGTTGGAACGGGAGTTGGAACTGGTGTTGGCACAGGAGTAGGTACTGGTTTAGGAACAGGATTAGTTACTGGTGCAGGAACAACTGTAGGTACTGGTCTTGTTAACACTCTATTAAACAGAACTGGCTCTTTAAATCTTGGAAACCTTTTCTCTGGTGGGCTAGGGACTGCGGGTAGCTTGCTTCAGATGCAAGAATCTCGTGAAGCGGCTCAAAGAGCGCAAGCCCGTATTGATGCTGAGACTGCTGCTGCCAAGGCTGCATCTCAGTTTAGACCCGTAGGAATGACCACTCGCTTTGGTACTTCACAATTCCAAGTCGATCCTGTTACTGGTCAATTGACAAGCGCAGGGTACACACTAAGCCCTGAAGCCAAGAATGCTCAAGATCGCTTGGTTAAGTTGGCTGAGTCTGGTCTGCAACAAGTAGAAGGCGCTCAACAACAGTTTGCTCCTTTGCAGACAGGCGCTACAAGTTTGTTTACTCTTGGAAATAAATATTTAGCCCAATCACCACAAGATGTTGCTCAAAATTATCTTGCTGAACAGATGGCTCTATTGCAACCAGGTCGTGAGTTGGAACTTGCTAATTTGCAAACCAAACTAAGAAACCAAGGTCGCATGGGTCTTTCTGTTGCTCAAGGCGGTGATTTGGGTGCTACTACTCCTGAATTACAGGCTCTATTTAATGCTCGTGCTAGACAAGAGGCTGAGTTGGCAGCCAATGCACAACAATTGGGTCAGAGGGATGTGTTGTTTGGTTCAAGTCTATTGGGTCAAGGCGCTCAAGCTATGGGTCAATACTATGGTGGTCAACAAGCATCTTACGCTCCTTTTACGACTGCTTTGGGACAAGTACAAGGCTTAGAGGCTCTGGGTCAACAGCCTTTGACAACAGGCATCAACTTGGGACAAATTAGTTCTCAAGCAGGTGCAAATGTTGGAAAACTTGGTTTAACAGGCGCACAATTAAGTACAAACTTGGCAACTGGTGCTGACGCTACTAGAAACCTAGCGGCTCAAGGATTGATAGCAGCAGGTAATCCTAATGCTCAGTTTGGTCAAGCAATTGGTGGATTGTTTGGTGGTGGATTGCAGTCTGCATTTAGTGGAACAGGTTTAGGCTCTTCTGGTTTTGGAACTGGTTTAGCTTATGGTAATCAAGACCTTGGCTTATTCTTGTAAGGAATTATCATGGCAGAAAATATAGTAGCGGGTCTGTTTGGAATAACTCCTGAAGCGTATCAGGGTCAACAGTACCAACAAGACCTTAAAAGAGGTTATGAGTTAGCACAACTAACGCCTGGTGCTGCTGCACAAGCCAATTTGATGGCAAGTGTTGGTCAATTAGGTCGTGGAATTGCGGGTGCTATGGGCATAGAAGACCCACAACTTCAGCGCATCACTCAGCAATCTCAATTGTTGCAAGGCTTGAACTTGCGTGATCCGAAGTCTTTAGAGGCGGCGGCTATAGAAGCAAATCGAATGGGCA